CTGGCATAGTTAAAACATCTACTTGAGGATGTCCTGCTGCATCAACTAAAGCGAAACTTGTAGTTGAACTGTCAGCTATATCTGTTGCCCAAACAGCAACATTATCTATAATTACATTACCATCAATAGTCAACTCTGTGTCAACCATTAATTTACCATCAGAAGTAAATTGCATTAAAGCCGCGTCACCATCACCATAAGTAACACCACCACTATTATACATACCACCAGTCATCATAACTATTGGTAAAGTATTTCCATCATTCAAAACTAATGCACTATTATCTAAGTGTAGAGCATTCCAAAGTAATTGGTCTGTGCCCCACGTTTTTGTAGAACTTGTATATCCCATATTATCCTCCCCTTAATTTTTGTATAAAGACCGCAATACAGGGAAACTGCATGCCTGTTACAAGATTATAAATGATACTCATTTAAAACCTATTTGATTTTTTTCTCTTTTTCAATCTCTGGACTTAACCATCGAGCTGCACCGTCAGGGAATCTACTGAAAATAGTTCTTCCATCTTTAGTTTTACCACTCTCAGCTAACTTTTGACATTGAGCTTTCATTGTTTGATATTTAATTTGAACATGTTTGTTCTGGGAACGTTTCCAGATCCTAACTTTTTCATCCAATCCTTCCTTAGTTAGATTGTTTGGGTTCTCCTTAATTTGTCGCCATTCCTGTTCTTGGAATACTGTACCTTGTCCTTTACTGTTACTTCCCGGTGTCGGGTCAATCACGTGTGGAGTTATATCCACAAAATCTGTTGTCATATTATTCACCTCAATCTTGTCTGTTTGTTGTTTTTAATTAAAAAAAAAATAAATTAAATTTAAGCTAACACTGGTGCTGAAGTTCCGTCTGCACAGTTGTATAAAGCAAGTACTTGCCATCCACTTCCGTCCCAGATTAATTCAGCTGTATCTCCAACATCTGCAAAAGTTATAGTAGTTCCACCGTTAAGTGTGGTTGGTGTTAAAGTTCCGTCACCTGAATCAGTTATCATTTGAATTTTCTTCAATTGACCTTTTACAGTTGCGTCAGCTAGAGTCCATGCTCCACCGCCAGTACTATTACCTGTTGAGTAATATTCTGTCAAAGTGAATGCTCCTGAACCAGTTAATGCTTGAGCTGATGCTGATAAGTACCAACCCATTGTAGCGTTAGCTAAACTAGAGATTACTCCACTTGCACCTAATACTTTCAAATCTTCTGCTCCTTTTGGTGTTAAACTGATACCAATGTCTGCATCTCCACCAGTTGCACTCAAGTCAACATCTCCGCCAGTTGCTGCGTTAGTGAATGTAAATTCATTAACTGCTGAACCAGTAGCAACGAATGAAAACATTTCATTACCGTTACTGTCTAAGAAGTCACCATCTCCTGCTAAAGTTAAAGTTGTACCAACTGATAATCCAGCTGTACAAGTTAACAAACCAGTTACTCCTAAAGTTGTTCCAACTGTAGCTGCTGCTGCTAAAGTACACAAACCAGTTGCGTCAAAAGTACCTGCCACTAATGTATTCCCTGAAGCTCCTGCCACTGTAAACTTGTTAGTGTTTATGGTAATATCTGATGTTGCTGAACCTATCAAATCGTCACCTGCACCTAAAGTTATAGCACCGTTACTTAGAATCCCACTTGTGAAAGTAGCTGTTTCTGCGAAAGTAGCTGTACCTGTAACAGTAATAGTATCTCCTGAAGCATCACCAAGAGTCATGTTCCCACTGAACGTACCAGTAGTATAATCAGCACCACCGCCACCGCCGGAAATTCCGTCTTTTAATCCTGCCATTTTATTTTTATCCTCCGTTATTTAGTTATTAACAAATCTTTATTATATGGTTTCCCAAACCTCTCTTTTGAATGTAATGACGTATGACACGCCTTACACATCAAGATTAGATTTTCTGAAGAGTTATCTTTACTAATCGCAAAAGGGCGAATGTGATGAATTACATTCGCTTGTTCGTTCCCACATTCAACACAACACTTATCTCGTTCCAAAATAAAATCCCTTAACAAAGATTTTCTTATTTTACGAAATGTATTGCGATTCCTATTCCAAGGGGAATTCCCTTTCTTAAACATTCCACTGTGAACAACACCTTTGTGAGATTCACTCATTAACTTTTTTGTTTCTTCAGTAGGTGTTTTTCCTAAATGCGATTCTCGATTTTTCTTCTTTGCTTCATCACTTTGAGGAATGCCTTTGTTCCATGCAGACCTTCCTTTCAGCTTAGCTTTCATACGTGAAATCACTTTTTCACGCATAATGGGGTTTTTTGACCAATGAACCATTTGTTTCCACCTCCATGGATAAACTCATGTAGTGGTGAAAACAGCAGGTTTACTTAAAGATTACTGTTATAACCTCTAGGTTGTCGTAATTTCTGAAGTTGCTTCATTTCTTAAAGCTGCAACAGCGACTCTTTGAGTTACTACAACAAATCCACTATCTCTAGCAAAGTCGGAATACCTCTCAACAGTTAACGGCCTTTTCTCAGCAATAACGAATGAGTGAGCTGCATCAATAACGTATGCTAAAGTTGCAGTAACATTGTTACTTACTAAAACGTCCATTCCGAAGATTCTTCCAATCAAAGGTTTGGTTGGATCGTTTACTCCGGACTTGTCTGCTTCAACAAATGTATCAATGTTTCTCAAATCGTTAACTACTTCTGCACCACAAATCATGTGGCTTGGTCGGTAGTTGGTTGATTCCAAGTTTTGCATAGCTTCTGTGATATCACTCACTGGAAGGGTTGCATTACTGTTAGCTACATTGTTAGATGCTGCTGTAGATGCTGCGTCCCATACAGATACAATCAAAGATTCTTCGTTGTCTGCAAATTCGTATCCTGCTAATTCAGCGTGGTAAGAAAGTAAGTCGATGATTCCATCTTCTAACATTTCTTTGGTTACTCCTACTCTTGCACCGTACTTAACTGGTGTCAAGGTTAGTGAAGTCCATTCACTCTGTACCATAGGTACTTCTGCTCCTTCAGCTACTTGTACTACTGATAAAGCATTGTTTGCTGTAAATTCTGCCTGTAAAGGTAGAACTAATGTTCGTCCTGGAATAGAGCTTGGACCAAAAATCCGTGCTGCTAATCCTCTTAAAATTAACTTCTTTCTAACTGCGTTCATTACTTCAGGAAGTAAAGTACGAGGTATCAGATAAGAAGTTGTTTGGCTGTTAGCTGAACTACTTGCGAAGTCTGCTGAGCCTGTTCCTAATTGTCCACTTGGCATTTTTCATTTCCCTCCTTATAATGATAGTTTCCACGCAACGTATTTACCGTCTGCTGAACCACCTGTTAGTGCTCGTCCACATACGTGAGCGAATTCTCCTGCTACATCTACTTTGTTACTCGCTGCTTCATCTCCTTGTAATCTTTCACCTGCTTCTAAATCTGCGTTAGTTGCATGTAAGAAAACTCCTTCTAAAGCAATTGAACCGTAACCATCTGCTGGAATATCCTGTAATGCAACTCCCATTACTGTTTGGTATCCTGTAGCTGAATCAGTCATTGATTTTACTTTAATATCTCCTGCTGCATATGCGTTTCTTGCACTTGCTGCAGTTCCAGTAAAAGCGTCATCATTAGCTATTGAGAATACAATGTCCCCTGCTTCAATTGCAGTTGTACCACTGTCATTCAGAACAGTTAATGAACGGCCTTCATCTGATAACATAAATCCTGTTTGTGCCATTTTCTATTTACCTCACTTTTTGGCGAAGTTCTGCATTGAACTTCTCGTACATTTCTTTTGACATAGAGTACGAACCGTCATCTTCCTTAACAAACGTAGATGGTGCTTCTTCTGCAGTTTCAACTACAGCTGCACTTTCGCTTGGTTTAGCAAGTTTAGTTTCGTATTCTACAATAAGCTTTAGCTTATCTTCACTTTCTTTCATTAATACATCTTTCTTCAAATCTTTGTTAATCCTTAACACAGATTCAACTAAGTCAGTCTTTCGTGCTAACTTAATAGCAGCTAATTCTTCTCTTAATGCTTTAATTTCTTCAACAGAAATAGATTCTGCTGGTTGAGCTGGAGCTTCCGGTTCCTTTGGTTGTTCTTCCGCAGGCTGAGGCTGCTCTTGCTCAGGTTCTGGTTTTGCTTCTTCTGACATTTTTATTTCACCTTCGCTATTTTTTTTATTTCCGTCCTCAGCTTCTGAAGACTCCAACTTATCAAACGATTCAGCGATAGCATAATCTATACTAGCACTTTTTACACCTTGGAATGCTACAAGACCAACACCTTCGATCTCTAAACCTTCCACTAAAAATACCCCTTCTTCCCTTGTAACTTTAGATGCAGTCGCATGGATTGATGGCCCCAAAAACCCATCTTTAACAGCTTCCATTACATCTGGATGACGAGAAGTGTTTCTTATAACACCCTCATGGAATAATTGTTTACCTGAAAAGGATAATTTACCTTTACCAACGATATGTTCCTCAATGGCTCCTTCTGACGGATGACCAAATAACCATTTGAAATCTCTCCCATCATTTTCCTGTAAATTCTTAACAGTATATTTGTTATTGTTCTTGCTTATACCTTCCTCTAAAGCAAGACCACCTATCTTTAACCATTTACCTGCTTTATCGTGACCTTCACTTATTTCAAATGCAGGATTAAATTTGAATGAAACGTTTTCTTTAGTTGTCATATTTATCACCTTCAATAATTTGGTTTGTTAGTTCCCAACTTTTCACCAGTACGCCTGAATTCAGGAACAGGGAATACCGTAACAGCTCTTGCCTCATCAACCTTTGTACTAAATCTGTTCTTCAACGGTTCATTCCTACTCATTAAATCTTCAGGAGTTAAATTGTTGAAAGTCCTTTGACCGAGACTACTGTCACCATTTAAACAGATGAAATCTTGATTATCGTAATTGTTCTGGACGGAATGTTTATCATGGCAAACAGGACATCTGAACATCATAAAGTATAACTCTCCTTTAATATCATATATGGTGGTTTTGAATCTGGCTTGTCAACATATTCAGATATTTTCTGTCCATTTCTACCAATAACTTCCATAATGATAGGTTTCCCTTTATTACCAACAGCTATAGCTTTCATAGCATCCATAATCTTTTTTGGGACTTTCCTGACTAAATCTTCCTGATTCATTGTCCTAACACCCCTCCATGATATTTTGCATGTTCTTTTTGATTCTTAAACAAATGCAAATTACTAACATCATTATTTAACGAATTCAAATCTAAATGATGAACCACTTCTTCTGGGGAAAGATACCTCCCTAATTTGGTTTCCATTATCAATCTATGTTCTCTCACTTCATTCCTAGCATTATGAAAAGGATGGGTCGGGGAGTGAATGAAATAATATTTACCTCTTAATGTTTTTCCACCTTTCCAATTAGGATGATTCTCCCCTTTGTGGATAGGAGGTTTAACAGTTACAAAAAGACATTTGCGAGAACAATATTTCCTTTCTTTTTTAGGAAAATCAAATTCTACCTTACATTCTTTACAAATATGTTTCATTTAATCGGTACCTCACGGTCTGTCTTATTTATTCTCTTCCCAAACGATTTTTTGTCTTTTGTTGTTTGGGTAGGGTCGTTCTTATTTCCTTTTACTTTCTTATCTTTCCTTTGTGTAGGTCTTGGTTTCTGTATTCCTGATGAGTCTTGCTGTTGTCCGTTAAGTAGTTCTGCCTTTTCTTCAGGGGTTGGTAACGTTTCACGGAATTTAGGCGACAAAAGGTCGTTTGCCTTTTGAGGTGTTAGAATACCGTCTGTTACTAATCCTCTCAACATATCTATCTCAATTTCTCTTTCCCTTTCTTCAGCTTGTGACCAAACAAGTTTATCTTCCTCTGTTCCCATTCCTTGCCCAACTAAGATTTTATCTTCAAACTCATTTTTTAGTTCTCGCTGTAACGCCTTTACATGCCGACCAAATGAACGAAGTTGAACTTCCGAATCAGCTTTACCTGCCCCCGCCCTCCCTAGTAATACTGGAGGAACTTGCCCACCAGTGATAATTTGTTGTTCCACGTGATCTATTGGCGTTTTAATGTCCATCCCCTTAGCATTAAAATCTAGAACACTTAGTTCAACAAGGTGTGATGTTGTGATTTCACTCTCTGCACTTAAATCTCGCAAAGTGTTACTTATACTGTCAACAACAGCAGAATTGGCTGGGAAGCTATCATTTCCAACTTTTGCCCATATTAAAGGTGCTACATACTTGAAAACTACCTTTTTCAAGTTACTTTCCATATCTAACTTAATATTGATTGAATCCACTAAAGGTTTAACGATACTTAACCCATATTTCTCTGAACCGAGAACATTATGCTTAAAATGGGATATTGAATCAATGGATCCGACTCTTTTCTTATATTTTAAATTCTCTAACTTACTTCCTGTACTTCCCCAAAGAACGAGTTTCTTATCACCTATTATCTGAGAATAACCAGTAATGTCTCCCGTAGGTTTCCTGTAAACATTCATATAAATTGGGTCTAACAACTTCAATTGTTCAATTTCGTCCCCTTTCTTGATGACTTCAACATATCCATTCCCGTAAAGAACCATGGATTTAGCCATTCGGTGAAAAAATTGCATTAAGTTAACTTTATCCGCCCATTTGTCCAATTTATCAGAAGATGGCCCTTCAAAGAAAAATTCTTGGACTGCTTGGTCGCTTTGAACGTCAATTATTGCAGTTATCAAAGGAACACGATTATATGCCTCATTATAAATTTTAAATTTAGATTCCCTATTATTATGGTCATCTTCACCTGTCATAACGAAAGATTTAGATCCACCTTTCTTAACTAATGCCTTACCAGCTTCTAGAACACGAGATTTTCTAAATCTTTCAAATAGAGCCATATATCACTACTATATTGTTAATCATTTAAAACCTATTTGGTTTTGGAAATGAGAAACGGGTTATTTCTTCTTCTTTCTGTACCTTTGATGGCAGAAAATACGCCCATTGTAATGTTCCGTGCAATGTAATTTGCAAGACCTAACGAAATTACCATATCGTCATGTTTACCTGTACCTTGAAATTGCACAGTTTTACTCCTCATGTTGAATATTATCCCAAATTTAGACAATTCATCAATCAAATGGTTAACCATAGTCAATGTAAGTGCATCATTCCTGTCATAAGGGATAACAAAACCAGTTTTCTCAAATTGGTCACGTAAAGCCTTAATTACATCTTCTTTTGACTTATTTGAGCTAGAAAACTTAAATCCGTCAATTGGAACGCCTTCTGCCTTCAAATCGTAGATAAATACCTTCCCAAAGGTGTTTTCGTCCCCTAATGCCTTAGTTATCTGGAATCTGTTAGCTAATTCAATGATTTTCTGCTTTTGTAACGTATAATCTAACCCTTTTGACCTATCTATGTAAACAATCTTTAATTTTTTACTACTTATGTGCTTTTCCAAAATGGTAATTACAGTATAGTCCGAACCTGCATTGGCTGACATAGCAAAATCAACACCCATAAAGTATTGATGATTATTTTTCGGTAAATCATAGAAAGATTCATTCTGGTCAATACACGCTTCTATCATAGATGTTGGAAAAAGTTTATCTTCAGTTGAAACTGGTTTCAGAAGAAACTCCTGTGACCAAGTCATGTTATTGTATGTCTCAAGTGTCTTACTTGTCTTTTTGTCCAAAATGTGAACTGCACCGTCCCGATGGTCAACTACTGTGTCTGGGTATCTCCTTTCAAATAATGGGCCTTTATCACCTTCAGCTGGATAACGGTCAAAATAGATTGAAGAAAACCCGGGGTCTCTCTCAACTTCATGTAAAAGGTCAAGTTCCGATTTTGGGGTACCAACACCTACAAAGAAACCTCTCTTTGCCCGAATAGTAGGGAGAACAGCCTTACGTAGAATTTCGTGGTCTTGGTACTCTCCCATCTCGTCACAGCCTAAGCCGTCAACATGTAAACCTCTTACGTTATCGTTGTATGCTTTACTCAGTATCCTTGAATGATTTGCAAATTCAAGTTCAGTCCTTGACCACGCCTGTGATCGGTTCGAGGGTATCATGGTTTTAAGAATTGGCGTGGTCAGAACCGTAATCCTGATGTCTTTCAAAACTTCAATAGCTTGTGGTAAAGTCTTACTTATTATTAAGTATTGTGTAGTTGGATTGATTAACGCTTTCCAAAGGAAGTAATGAACAAACAACTGGCGAGTTTTCCCAGATGAACGGAATGCCATGAATGTCACTCTATGTTTATCTTCAATAAGTTTCAACCATTCCTTCTGAAATTTTGTTAATTTCCACCCAGTCCCTTCATATATAATCTCTTCTATAAAGTAAACGGGATCTGTTTTTAGCTTCTTTGCGTCTATCTTTCTCTTCTTTCGTTTCATTTGACCTCAGATGCAATATACATAAATCATCTAGTATTCTTTCGTAATTGCATCGCTTCCCGTCTTTTTTGATTTTTTTGCACTTTGTCATTTTCCCTTTTAATATGGAGGTGAGTAGCACAGTGTCCCTCCCATACTGCGTCTAATTTACATCTTCTCTTCCCGCCTTTAACGGAATGTTTACATCTGCCCATTTTAACAGTAGTTAATTATATCTGTTGATTTTAGTCGTAAATGTTACTGCCCATTTGGACACTTAGGTCTTTCTGAACAATGGAAATATAAACAATCATCACTACATCCTCTCTCTAACCAGATGTTACATTCTTTACAGTAATGAGCATCCCACTTTTCATTGTACTCAATCTCTTGACCACATTCATGTAAATCACCTTGCATCATTTTAATCAGACTCTGGTGGGTCTGTATCAACTACTCTCGGGGCATCTTTGCGATACCCTTTCCTTATCCTCTCTGATTCTCCAAGATGTAGCCAAAATTTATCCCATAGTTTCATTTTATTTACCTCTTGTCATTCTGGGCGGTTGAATTTAGCTTTAAATTACCTACCTTTTTGATGTTAGTGTCAAAAGGCTCTGTACTCTACTCCTTGCATGTTCTTACTCTTCCTGAAATCTAGAGGAAGATTCTCCCTCGTGTCTATTACTATTTTCATCTATACCTCCACC